CAGGGAACTCAAATCAAATGACGTAACCCATTCTGTCATTCCCACATGAGGTTCCTTTACGTAACCGCCAGGATAGTCGCCACGATCTTTTGGTTCAGATGGAGGAACTGCAATCTTACGATCACTGAGATATCTAAATATTAACGAATCCCATATTGCCGTTGTCCCAAATGAATCCATGTAATTCACGCCACCCTTGTAGGCAACAATCATTGCGAGATCAAGAAGATCAAGATACTTGTCAAGCGCATCGACAAGCAACACATCTCGAATGTTGTAGTCAATGAACTTCTGATGATCGTGTTTATACAATGAATGAAGTGTACCAAACTCCTCATAGGATAGTTTGCGTTCACCTAATACAACACTTGCGATATGATCTAGTGTGTACGATTCCTGGTTACCATACGAATATCCAAACTTCTGGAATATGTCAAAGTAATCCATTTGTTGAACACCATAGATTTCATAAGCATCAAGTGCCTTACCTTTGATTCCAATCTGGCGATAATTAACAACTTTGAAAGGTGATAGACGTTTCGTATCACTTTCGGTCATGATATTCTTAACACGATTGATGATGTATGGAATATCAAACAGGCGAACATTCCAACCTGTCACTACATCGGGAGCGTTGCGTTCCCAAAAGAATATAAACTTTTCGAGCAGTTCGTGTTCTGATTCACACTTACGATATTGTATCAAATGATCTTTGTAATCATCTTTCAACAACTCCTGCCCTTTCGCAATATCATAATCACCCAACCCCCAAACATGAAACACTTTGCTCTGACTGCTTAGATATGCGATTGATATAACGGGATGGGCCGCTTCATTAGGTTCCGGGAAACCATCGTCTGAAGCGACCTCAATATCGATGTTACCAACATCAATGTGGGATCTGTTGTGTTTGATTTTTCCCGGGAATGCCTCTTGAACAAACTGAGCAACGAAGTTGCCATTGCCATACACTTTGAGATTTGAAATATCAGAATGTTCTGCAACAAACTCTTTCGCATCTGCCATCGTTTCTAGTTTAAATGGTTCAACGGGTGTTCCGTCAATACCTTTCCATTCAGTTGAAGGATTGTGGGAAGGCAAATATAAAGTAGGTTGATACTTTACTCTTTTCTTAAAAGGTTTACCTTCTGCAGTGTATCCTCTAACCAGAATCGAATTACCAAAACGATTAACACAGGTATAAAAACTCAAATCATTCTCCAAAGCAAATTACGTCACGTTTACATCATTATACAACAAACACAGCAGTTTGTCAACTAAGTCATTCCGAAAGGAACTCCTTCTTCCCAGAACCGATACTAATCTTACGAGGTTTCTCTTCGTCTGGAATTACATTTTCAAGAGAGATGCTAAGAACTCCATCTACAAAATCAGCACCTTTTACTTCTACAGTATCAGCAAGCGTGAATGATCGTTTGAACTTACGACCTGAAATACCCTTATGGATATAGTCACGTTCAATTGAATCAAGCGGATCGCCTGTTACGTGTAGAACGCCATCTTCAACAGTAATGTCTAGTTGATCTTCCGTAAATCCGGCAAGTGCCAACTCGATCACATAAGCGTAATCGTCTGTCTTGATGATGTTGTATGGTGGATAATTTTGTTGTTTGTCAGTAAGGTTACTGGCATGCATTCGATCAAAGATTCGATCTAATCCAACAAAAAATGGGTCTTGCGGTATGGTATGTAATCTTGTCATATTTTATCTCCTTTAAGTTAAAGCAAGATTTAAGTTAATGTGAACCCTATCGGCGTTCACTATTTTATTTATACAACTTTTGTCATATAAGTAAAATTTATTGCCATTCTTCCCAACATTGTGTCACTTCACGATAATCAATGATAACACGTTGTCTTTTGCGTTCTCCGCCCGATTCAGCGCCCACTAAGGCACCAATGACGGTCATTGCATCATTACCGCTACCTGAACCAAATTGATTCCCGATAGCACCACCTATAAGCATTCCTGTAAAAACCTCCGCATCAGAGGCAGGTCTTTCAATCATGCCGTAAATAGGAATCTGCACTTTTTCACAAACTTGAACTTTCTTTAGTAGAACAGCATCCATGGGACTAGTTGCATAACTAACAGACGAACATCCTGTCACAAATGCAACCGCTAAAATTAATAACAATCTCATATTATAACTCCTCTGATATATACTTCGATACATCAACTATATCTTGGTCACTCAATGCAGACGCTTGTGACCACATCATATTTGATTGACTTCCGACTTTACCACGATTCTTGTACGTTGTCAATCTATCAAAAATGTAATCATATGTTTGCCCTGACACCTTAGGTCCCAACCCACCTTGACCTTTGTCACCATGACAACCCATACAACCACCCCATAATCTTTCACCCGGATCAGGCTCTTCTACTACGATTCCATTTGCTTCGTTGTATGCCGCCAATTCAGCATCACGTTTTTCTTTCTCAGCACGATTCTTCTTGAGTTCTTCATAACACTCTTCGATACAAGCATGATGATAACCACCACCTTTGTGTTCGATATTTGGATAAACCATTGTGCTGAATGCTAAAAAGAAAACTGCACAACCACCTAAAACATACCATAACTCTCTCATTAGTGTACTCCTGTTGATCCGAACCCGCCATCACGATCTGTCTTTTGATCAGGTTTGTGTTCTACTTGTTTAAAACGATACTGTGCTGGCATTTTGACAATCTCACCTTGTCCTATGCGCATTCCATCTTCTATAACAAAAGGTGTGTTACCTGCGTTATATAACATTACGAAACTTTGATCTGTGTAGTCAGCATCAACGATACCCTCACAGTTAATTACAGTGACTGCATTCTTCCATGCAAGTCCTGATCGTGGATGTATTCGTAATGATTGATTTGATTCAAGATCAAAGATGAGTCCTGTTGGGACTAAGCACCTTTCACCTCTATTTAATGAAAACGATAAATTTTTTGTCACAGTCGTTGTGTGAGGCAAATGATTTCGTGAAAAGATATTGATCAAGTCACCTTGTCTGAGCGATGCTCTAAGATCAAAGCAAGCAGATTGTTGTGTTGCGTAAACAGGAAGGTGTGCCTGTTCAAAAAGTTTGTGAACTTTAATAATTTCCGCATCATCGTGAGCAAATTGCATCAAGGTGGAAATGTTGTCTTTCATAATATATTCCTAATAATTGTTTATTTGTAACCTTCAAAACCTTCGACTTCGATTAGAGCATTCTCCCACTCTGCCATATCATCTTTGTTTTCATATACAGAAAACGATCCTGATATTGTGAAAGGAGGTTCAACTTCAACATCAACAATTTCATTCCATGTTGATTCAACACTCGCCTCTTCTTTAAATTTTGCTGCTGCCTCTTCAGGTGAGTCAGCATCTATTTCTGATTTGAATGAATATTCTCTTGTCTTAGAGTATATTCCACTTATATAATATTTCGCCATAATACACGCTCACTATATTAACTTTTTCTTCCTATACTATACTTTGCCGCCAGTTCCCACTCGTTCTTGTCCTTGTATGGAAGGATCTTGATCTGTGATAATGGAGCAACAGGTTCTTCAATCTTGGAAGGTGTTAGAACTTTAATTAAGTCCCATTGTTGTAACAAACCGATAATTGTATTTCTACGACCTTTATCTTCGTCATCGAAATTGTTTATCTTGCCATCGAGCATGAACAACTCTTTGAAGTGTACAATGTAATATTTACCTTGTTTGTGCAAGATATGGCACGATTGGAATAACTTCTTTTCTTTCTTAGAAGCGATACCTATGCGTGTTAGCGTCTCCTTCACCTTGAGGAAACTTTCTTCGTTCGGTAGTTCGACTTCTACCAAACTGTCAATTAATCCTGAATTCATGATTTTCCACCTTTTTCTTTTTCTTTTTTCATCAAACTAAGTTGTTCACTTGTCAATAATGAAAGATGCTCTCGCCCTACAACTTTGTTGCAATTATAATATTCGCAAACGAACTCAAGATCCTCATCGCCAGTATTCTTAACCCATTTCTCAAATCTCTTCCTGGGTCTAATACTATTTATAAGAAACTCATATTGCGGACGGTGTTCTAGTTGGTGGTACATGTTGGTTAGGTTAGCATGCAATATCGTATCAGGAAAGTACGACAATGCTTTGTTTACGATCCAAGGTTCATAACCTTTTTCTGCCAAGGTATCGTTTTCAGTATCTCTCATCATGTTCTTCTTTGTGTGATTGATACTGTTTACATAATCAAATGGATTCGCCATCGTGTGATCCTTTTTCCATATCCTCTACGCACGAGTTACATATCTTTTGCTGTGCGTCTTTTGATTCACCATCTTCTTGGTAAACATATTTTATGACTGCGTAGTCGTTACCCAGTTTTCCTGAACACAAGAAACATTTCTCTTTCCTGAATCCTGGGGGCAGTTTCATTTCCAATCTGCCTCTGCCATGATTGTCGCCAATGCCGCTACACGATTGATTTCTGAGTTCGCAACAAACGCTTCCTTGTATTGATACTCGGCAAGGATGATAATCGCATCAGCAACACTTTGAGTGCTCTTCAACTTGACGGGCAACACATCATACAATTGACGATACAAGTTTGTCGAATCAATGTCTGTGTTGTTTGCTACCCACTTACGCATATCTGTGAAGTTCTTGTTCTTCATCAATCCCATCAACTTTGAAATATTATCTGACGAA